AATATGGTAACCGTAAACAACCTCCTTGACTGGTTGTTGGATTCAAATAAACATGTGGAAGTTGAGATAATCTACAGCGGTTCAACGGTCCACCACTTGTGGCTATATTATTTAAAGCTGATAAATTGTCTTCAACATGATTGGGTAACGCTGCTGCAATATATCTTCCATAATGAAACGGTGTACCATTTATCAAAAATTTAAAACATAGATCGCATTTAAAATTCCTATAATTATTCATCCTATTCATAATTCTTTTATTAGAAAAAAACTGAGTTGGTAATATTTGAACAGGGTTAATAAGAGGATTAGTTGCAACTGCTGTAGAGCCAGGTGTTAATACAAATGTGTTAACCAATAAAGGTCTCGACAAAAAATGTTGTATCTGCTCAATGTTTGAATCGTGTGAGTACAATGTTCTCTCATGATCCGTATCGAATGATACTTCTTCTGATGTAGTGTCATTTATAAAAGTGGTCAAAACTTGTTTTTTATCTTTAACCAAGCTTTCTGATGTCAATACACCAGACTGAGGTGTTTTTTTTGTTTGTTGTGGTGCTACAAAAGTGTTAGCTTCCTGGTATCTTTTTAAAAATCGTTTAGCAGTATTCAAAGCAGTAGCATAAAAATCACTATCTGGCATTGGTAAAGAAAAATCTCCTGTTTCAAAATACAAATCATAATCGAGTTTCTTCTGTATAACTTCTTTAATTGCATCAATTATCAAACTACCATCAGGGTAAACAAATTCTGGTAATACTATGACACCTTCATAATATTCTCCAGTATAAAATATACCAGATTGAGGCACGAATTGAGGCAAAGAAGCACCAACGCAACATACATGACACATATGAGACGGCCAGTACGTTGTCGTTCTACCCTGTGATAATAATCCATAATATTTTGGATTGCAGTGAGTCGCGATGCAATGTCCATTAGGAACAAACCGTTGTGTATCGCGTTGCCTAAGTGAATCCTGGGAATCAGAATACATCGGGCTATCCAGCCCTTCCGGAGGAGTAAATCCGGCTATACTCCAGGGGTGTTCATTGTTTGACTTCGAGGGTGAACTCCCTCCTTGTGTGTTAGTGAGTCATATAAAACGTTACCTTAACTCAAAAATAACGAGTTTCATGATGAAATTCGCTCAATTAGTGCAAGCCTATATAGTGTTGCGAAAACTATACGGTATCCAATACACTAATGTTCGACACAATGATCTGCACGCCATCTTTCTATACGTGCATCAAAATCTACATCTAAGGTTTGGGAAAACCTTTGCAAATTATGTCTAATTAAAAATTCGGAAACTTTTTCCCTAAAAGTTTCGTATTTTTCTCTACCATGAGCAAAATACTCATGTAAAGCTCCATCAACTACTTGCCCAAATATTTCCTCTTCAGTCATTTCTTTGGATGGAATTCCATGTGACAAAGATTTCATAATTGAATCCTCCTCTAAAGCACCAATACATGCTGAAATTTCAGGAATATATACGTTTTTCCTTTTTAAAAAATCTACATCTTTTAAATCCATATAAGCTACATGAGAACCAGTTTTCGAAGGTGGTGTATATGTTAACCCATAAGAATGTAATACTTCCGCTTTAGAAACAGAATTAAACCAAGGACACAAAGTGGAAACAGAACCAATATCATCATCTCCATATGTAATTTGGTGTACATATTTCCGATAATAAGCAAAGTTCTGAGAAGGTGCCAAACTATAAAATGCACACCGTGACAAAATAGAATTCACTAAAGAATTTAAATAAACAGTCAAATTTTGACCGCTAGGATTGCCTCCCATCAACATTATCAATGATCCATAAAAATTGACAACAGGTGTGGTAATATCAGGAACAATAGATCTCATAATAATTAAGGACTCAGTATTGTATCCAATATCTTCAGCCATTTGAATTAAAATACCCATACAAGCTTGAGTAACATTCAACGGCAATTGTTGATCGTATCCAGAATAATCACCAGCAACTATCCGATCTTCACCATGAAATGAAATATGTGAAATCATTTCCCCCCAATCTGTACCGTGACTATTAATCCCAACAGCACATTCTGACATTAATGGCATTTCAGATAATAACCTAACAATAGGTAGATAATATTTGCGGACAATTAGTTTAAGGTCTGTTGAAGCACCAAAAAATACTCGCACTTTCTCACTGCCTATTTTTTTTGGTTCATCTTTCAAATGTGCCGTGAAAACAGGATAACACCTTCTTCCTTTAATATAGTCTTCTTCCATTTGAGTCACGCGATCCCACAAAAACTCTGCTTCTTTTTTAAAACGTTTAGAGCCTTCTGGCCCTTCAATATATTCAGACAATGTTCCGGATAAAGGAAAGCCCATAGAAGAAGTGCCTTTCATTTTATCAATAAAGCGCATACCGTGTATTCCATTCAAAACTTCTGCGTTAGTCAATGGCCGAGAAAATAAGTTGCCAGTGGCAGCAAACAATTTTAAATTTTTTCTTATGGGTAATAAGTAATCTTGCACAGCCCTTTGTAAAATGCAAGATTTCGGACCAATACCAGGTTCTGCAAACTTAAATAAATTTTTTGAAAAATGAAACCATTTAGGTGGTGCATTCATATTGGGTGGTCCATAAATTATATCCCTTCCAATAAAAGAAAAAAAATCCTGAGCGTATTTACGTGTTTCCACTTTAGTGCGATACTTATGCGTCGGACCTATGTCACCGTAATTAATTATATAATCGTTTCTAGGTATAAAGAGCATAGGGTGATCAGGTTTTACATCTGGTGTCAAAATTGGATTAATATATTTACAATGTGCTATACCAAAGTGGGGGTCAAACTCCCCCTCGGAACTTAAATCAAGAGCATCAATGTTTCGTTTTAACACTACATCAATTGCTGTTTCTAAACTAAAAATATCCAAAGCTCCACAACAACCATGTGGTGTACCAGTCGATCCGCCTAAATGAAAACCAATTATGCTAGTGGGTTTAGTATTCGAAACCCAAGTTCCCATACACATACCGTTAAACGTGGGTGTATTATCATCCAATTTGTACGAATATCCCTCGTATTTCGATCCAAAAACTTCACCGGTATTAACTGTGGTTTGCATACCATGTTTAAGCAAAGCTGACGATGTTTTTCTAAAACCATCACTAGTTAAATAAACTAATTCTGCAGGTATATTGCGCTCATGAATTTTATTTGGAAAAAATTGCACTAAATTTGCAACAGGTACACCATATGTTACGTACAAAAGGCCCAAATCAGTACCAGGAATATTAAAATACATATTTTTATTAAAATTAATGCGTTGCACTCTATCTTCTTTACCTTCTACTCTACTAGATCGAATACGTAAATAATTTACCCGTTTTTCCAACATTAAATCATAAAAATGATTAGGAATTAAAACAAAATTTGTTTTAACGAAAAAACCATTTACGAAATTAAATTTGTCAACTTCCACCCCTGATTCCGAAATAACAACCACCATATTTTTCTTTACCTTATTAAGTAGCTGTTGATCAACCATAGTAACACAACCTTTAACATTAATTCTCTCTAAATTTTGTTTAACCCAAACATTCTGTTTTCCAGAATTTTTGTTTAATTGTTCTACTGACAATGGTGCAAGATTACCTTGGCTTGCAAATTTAGATCT